CCCTATCGTGCTGGCACGCAAGCCGCTGTCCGAAAATACCGTCGCCGCGAATGTGCTGCGCTGGCGCACCGGGGCGCTGAACATTGATGCAAGCAGGGTAGGAAGCGAAGGTGGAACGCGCAAAGAAGCGTCTGGCGTAAAGTGTGAAACAACCAGCGTCGTCGGTTATCTCAACTCCGAGGCTGGTTCGTTAGTGCCCGGTATGGGCCGCTGGCCCGCCAACGTGGTGCACGACGGCTCGGACGAAGTTGTTGGGGCGTTTCCGCATACGAATGGAAGCAAGCGCGGGGTAAAAGACCCGAACGGTTCAATGGGCTATCACGGCGGCGCATCGGGATTGCCGGGCGTAGTAGGCGGTTACGACGACGCAGGCGGCAGCGCCGCTCGCTTCTTTTACAGTGCCAAGGCCAGTAAAGCCGACCGCAACGGCTCGAAGCACCCGACCGTCAAGCCGATCAGCCTTATGGAATGGCTTTGCACGCTGATCACACCGCCCGGCGGGACGGTCCTGGACCCGTTCGCCGGTTCCGGCACCACCGGAATTGCTGCGCAAAACAAGGGCTTTCAGGTCGTGCTGTGCGAGCGCGAGGCGGAATATGTGACGGATATAAAGGCAAGGTTTGCCGGTTCGAGTCCGGGCGAGTGGCACCAACCAGTTTTTCGGCACCGCTCAATGGGCGAGGCCAGCACAAAATGCTCTGTATGAGCAAATCATTAAGAAGTGATAACAATGCCATTCCAAAAAGGTAAATCAGGCAATCCGAAAGGGAGGCCGAAAGACAAGGCATTTACGGACGCTTTGCGCCTTGCGGTAAACCGCACAGATGGTGATGGCCGTAAGAAACTAGCTGTTTTGGCCGAAAAGGCTGTTGAGTATGCGATGGCTGGCGAATCATGGGCCATGCAGATGATTGCTGACCGCATCGAGGGTAAGGTCGCGCAGGTGATTGAGGCCACGCATTACACCGGCGATGCGGCAGATTTGAGTGACAATGAACTTGCAATTATCGCGTCGGGACGCGGCGACCGAACTGCTGAGACGCAGGACGATCCGCCGGTCACTCACTGATTGGTGCAGGGCGGCTGGGTTTGAGCCTGCGGGGCACCACAGGCTTTTGATTGAGCGATTGGAGCGATTGGCGCGTGGCGAGATTAAGAATCTGGCTGTTTTCATGCCGCCCGGCTCTGCTAAATCAACTTATGCGTCGATCCTATTTCCGGCGTGGGTCTTGGCGAATGAGCCTTGGAACATTCTGGCGGCGAGCCACACCACTGAGTTGGCCGAGAAGTGGGGCCGCCGCGTCCGCAATCTGATCGCTGAGCACGGCCAGACTCTAAACATCGCACTAAGTCAGGACAATCAGGCGGCTGGGCGCTGGGCGCTCACAAGCGGGCCTGAATACTATGCTGCGGGCGTCGGCACCGGCATTGCGGGCTTTCGCGCAAAACTTGGGATTATTGACGACCCAATCCGGTCGAGACAAGACGCGGATAGCGAACTGATCCGTGACAGGATTTGGGATTGGTATGTTAATGATTTTTCGACTCGACTTGTTCCCGATTCCCGGAAGTTGATAATACAAACCCGCTGGCATGAGGCCGATTTGGCCGGGCGCGCCTTGCAGTACGAGGATTGGGAAGTGTTGAGCCTCCCGGCTGAGGCCGAGGAAAATGACCCGCTTGGGCGTTCTGCCGGTGAGTTTCTTTGGTCTGATGGTGATTATGGTTATGGCGGCCAGCTCGCTGAATTGAAGGGCCGAACCCCTGCGCGGACGTGGTCTGCACTTTATCAGCAGCGTCCGGCCCCGGAAGAGGGCGATTATTTTAAGGCCGATTGGCTGCGGACCTGTCACAAGCTACCTGATCAAGCCACGTTGAGGGTCTACGGCGGATCCGATTACGCGGTGACGGCGGATGGCGGCGACTATACGGTACATGTCGTCGTCGGGCTTGACCCGGAGGGGCGGCTTTATCTGCTCGATCTGTGGCGCAAGCAGGCGTCGTCTGATGTTTGGGTTGAATCGTTTTGCGATTTGGTCCTGCAATGGAAGCCGGTCGGATGGGCTGAGGAAACCGGCCAGATCAAATCGGGTGTCGGGCCTTTCTTGGAGAGGCGAATGCGGGAACGAAGGGCCTTCGTGGCGCGGGACCAGTTCCCGACTCGCGGTGGGGACAAGTCCATTAGAGCGCAGTCAATTCGCGGTCGCATCGCCCTTAACGGGCTTTACATCCTGGAGGGTTCTCCTTGGTTGGAGCCGCTGCGGTCTGAGATGTTAAGCTTTCCAGCGGGAAAGCACGACGATCAGGTTGACGCGCTTGGCCTTGTTGGGCAACTGCTCGACAAAATGGTGGTTGGGACCAAATCGCGACAAACCATTAAACCCGTTGCAGACCGTTGGGACCGCGTATTCGCGGACAATGGCAAAAATTCAGACTGGAAAACGGTGTGATGAAGCGGCTTTATTTGAAAATCATATGGGATGGCGAGCCGGTGAGGTTGCCGTTGTTTGCTGTCGGCAGGAAGTTGTGCTGGATCAATGATTGACAATAAAACGGTCGCACCACAATCAGATGACGGCAAGCTTGATGTTGCTGATCTTGTCCGCATGTTCGAGGAAAGCGAAGATGCGACTTATGATGCCCGCCAGCTTGCGGAGCGCGACCGCGATTATGTTGACAACAAGCAGTTAACGGCGTCAGAGGAGTCGGCCCTTAAAAAACGCGGGCAACCTCCCGTGATTGCTAACCGGATCAAGGGCAAGATTGAATTCCTTGTTGGAATGGAGATTGAGCGCCGTATTGACCCAAAAGCCTTTCCTCGCACCCCCGCGCATGAGCAGGATGCTGATGGTGCTAGTCAGGCGATAAAATACGTTAGCGATGAACAGCGCTACGACCATAAGCGCACTGGTGTTTGGCGCAATCTGTGTGTTGAGGGTGCCGGTGGTTTTGAGGTCGCCGTTGAACGGGGATATGACGGCGAGCCGCAAATTGTGTTGCGCCGTGTCGCGTGGGATCGGGCTTTCTGGGACCCTCATTCGTCTGAGCCTGATTATTCTGACGCGGGCTATTTGGGTGTTGTAATCTGGATGGATTACGACGATGCCATTGCTAAATATCCCGACAGCAAGGAAGCGCTCGATTCCACGATGGACGAGCGCGGCAGTATTTCAGAAACCTATGACGATAAGCCTAAGTGGCGACTTTGGGCCGACAAGAAGCGCAAGCGCATCCGGGTTTGTCAAATCTGGATCAGGCGCGCTGGCGAATGGTTCTTTGCAGAATATACCAAGGGCGGAATTCTAAAGTCAGGCCCGTCGCCGTACAAGACGGACCGGGGCGAGAGTGATTGTGGCATCGCGCTGACTTCCGGCTATGTTGACCGGGACAATAACCGATATGGTATCGTCCGGGAAATGATCTCTCCACAGGATGAGGTAAACAAGCGCCGCTCCAAGGCGTTGCATTTGCTCAACACGGTTCAGACGATTTATGAAACCGGCGCGGTTGACGATATTGAGAAGTTCCGCAAGGAAGCCGCAAGGCCTGACGGCGCGCTTGAGGTTGCGCCGGGCGCGTTGCGCGAGGGCGGCATTCGGATTGAGCGCAATGTTGATCTTGCGACGGCTCAGTTCCAGCTATTGCAGGAATCCAAAAACGAGATTGATCTGCGTGGTCCCAACGCCACGATGATGGGCGATAAAACGCAAGGATCAGCGGCGGCCTCTGGCCGGGCCATTATTGCCAGTCAGCAAGGTGGGATGCTGACTGTTGGGGAACTTCTGGATCACTTGCGCGACTTAGACCTGCGGGTGTTCCGTATGATTTGGAATCGCATCCGGCAGTTCTGGACGACTGAGAAGTGGATTCGCGTCACCGACGATGAACGTAATATCAAGTGGGTTGTGATGAACATGCCGCCTGAACAGTTGCAAATGATGGCGATGCAGAACCCGCAAATGGCTGAACAGATCGCGGGCTATGTTCAGAATGTCGGTGAGCTGGATTGTGATATTATCATCGACGAAACGCCGGATGCTGTCACCCCGGCGCTGGAACAATGGCAGGCGTTGATTGAGCTTGAAAAGGCAAGGCCGGGTACGTTCCCGATTGATGTGCTGATTGAGGCCGCGCCGAACCTTAAAAACAAAGATAAGCTGATTGAACGGATGAACCAACCTAACCCGCAAACCGGACAGGCGCAGGAACTGCAAATGGCGGGCGCTGTTGCGAAGGTTGAGGAAACAAAGGCCAGCGCGCTGTTGAAGCAGGCGCAGGCACAAAAGGCCATGGCAGAAGCCCACCTTGCGCCGATACAGGCGCAGGAAGAGGCCATGCAGGCCCGTGAGAGTTTGATGCAGGCGCGCGACATGACGGACGCAGCGCCGGGGCAATACTTGCCCGCCTAAGAAATACCGCCGCCGGGTTTAAGGGCGTATTGGACGATGACCAATTCAATCCATCGAGTGCCGCCGACTTTCGGGCGTTTGTCATCCAGACACTAAAGGATAAACTGTGACTCAGAGCATTGACGATATTCTCGCTGGCCGAGACGCCACGCAAGAACCTGCAAAGGAAACCATTCAGCAACCTACGGAACGGGGAATCACGGAGAACGTCGCGGATCAGCGGCATGAAACGGAATCGCCCGAAACTGAGCAGACCGGAAATGAACGTGAAAGTGGCGGCCAGAAAATGGTTCCGCACGAAGCGTTGCATGCCGAGAAGCAAAAGGTCAAACGCTATACAGAGGAAGTTGCAGATTTCCGCAAATCGAACGAGACGCTACAGCGTCAAGTCGCGGAATTGTTGCAGCGCCTACCTGTACAGCAACAGACCAATCAGGAAGAACCCGTAGATTGGTTCCAAGACCCGGACATTGCATTCCGCCAACGTGGCGCACAGATGCTCAACCCCGTGGTTTCGGAATTAAATCAGGTGCGCTCACAACTCATGCAGATGCAGGCCGAAAAGGTATTCGGTGACAAGTTTGCAGACTTCATGGGCCATGTCAGGGAAGGCGCTAATCGCGGCGATCCTGAAATTGCGGCACTTGATACGCTGATGAGCAATTCGCCAAACCCCTACGCGGTGGCGAAAGAATGGTTTGATCGAAAAACCTTTGACCCTAACGCGGAGCGCGAGCGGATCAAGGCTGAGCTTCTCTCTGAGATTCAATCACAGTCCGAAACACAACCCCGGCAGCCCGCGCCAGTGATGCCAAGTAATTTGGCCGGTGCTCGCAATGTCGGGAATCGTTCCGGTCCGGCGTGGTCCGGGCCTCCAACAATAGCGGACATTTTCAAGCGGTAACCCCCGGCCTAAGAGCCGGGTTTTTTAATGCCTTGAAGTGTCCGGCAATCCGAAAGGAATCTGGACATGGCTGACACTCGTGTTGCCAGCGGTCTTACTGTTGAACAGTGGGATTCGCAGTTTTTCACCGAGTATCTGACTGAAAACCGTTTCGCGTCTGAAATGGGAACGTCAGAACTCAACATCATTCAGGTTAAAGAAAACCTGATGAAGAAGCCGGGCGACCGGATTAACTTCGCGCTCGTTAACAAGCTCACACAGAGCGCCGTCACTGGCCGCAATACCCTCGAAGGCAACGAAGAGGATATGGCCAGCCGTTCATTTGAGGTGACGGTTGATAAGCGCCGTAACGCGGTCCGAATTGCTGAAATTGATGAGCAGTTTTCTGCCATTGATTTGCGTGAAGCGGGCAAGATGGTCCTCAAGGACTGGTCTTTGAAAGACACGGAAAAGCTGATCATCAAGGCCCTTGCGTCGATCAATGGTACCGCTATCGGTAGCGCTGACGCAACGGCACGCGATGCATGGCTTACCGACAATGCTGATCGTGTTTACTTCGCGAGCGGCTATTCCGGTGCCGATCATTCGGCTGGTCTGACTGAGCAGGACTTGACGAACGATAAGCTGACAGCGGCTGACGTTTCAGCTATGAAGTACAAGGCGCGCGTGACGGCGAATCCCAAAATCCGCCCGATCCGCTCCGAGTCGAACGGGCGGCATTACTATATTCTGTATGTCGATCCGCGTTGTTTCCGCGACCTCAAGGCCGATACGACCATCACCCAAGCGCAGCGTGAAGTTGCTCTTGAAATGGAGAATAATCGTCTGTTCAAGGGCGGTGATCTTCTTTGGGATGGCGTCATCATCAAGGAAGTGCCGGAAATCTACGACGAACTTGCAACCGACCTCGCCAACCTTGGCGATGCCGGAACCGTCGAGATTGGCACCGCGTTCTTGTGCGGTGCTCAGGCGCTTGGTGCGGCCTATGCTAAACGCTGGAAGTCTGTCGAGGAAACCTTCGATTATGGCGACAAGCGCGGCATCGGTATCGAAGCTATTTATGGCATCGAGAAAATGAAGTTTGGCACCGCGTCCGGTTCCGACACTGGTGATTTGAAAGATCATGGTGTTGTGACCGGCTATTTTGCAACCTCGAACTAAGAGGGCTTGATAATGGCTACCTATACCGCTAATCGGGCGGCCTCTGGCCTTCCTGTCTACAAACCGACTGGCGCGGGCCTTGTATGTGCCGCTCATGGCACCTACGAGCTTGCGTCGGCCCCGTCTGCGAATGACATTATCGAGTTTTGCCGCGTCCCCAAGGGCGCTGTAATCATCGGTGGATGGCTTCGCGGTGATGACATTGATACCGGAACGGAGACGTTCGAGTTCGACGTAGGCTATGCCGCGAACGGCACAGACTCGGCGGACCCGGATGCATTTCTCAATTCCGGAGTCATCACGGGTGACGTATTCGCCACCGGCAACGTGAGCAATGTAGCGGGAATTTGTTATCCGCTGCACGGCGTCTTGAAAGACGGCCCGCTTACTCTCAGTGCCGAAACCACGATCACCGGCACGGTGACGGCGGCGGCAAATGCGGGCGGCACCGGCACACTGTCGGTTACTGTCCTGTATGTCGTCCCGTAACACACGCAAACATGGGTTAACCAATGGCGACTTATTCATTGTCTGATCTGGCAACCCGTGTTTTGAAAGATTTGGGGCTTGTGGGAGCGGATGAAACTCCCGCAAGCTCTGATCTTGATTGGGCGATTGAAACGTGCAGTTCGGAAGTACAACGTCTTTCAATTCTCAACATGCCGATCTGGAACGGTTCGGAAGTGTCGGTTCCTGAACCGTATCTTACGATTCTATCGCAGCGGATCGGGTTGGCAATAGCGCCAAGTTTTGGTTTGACTGATATTGCGACGGCAACTCAGGCCATGAAGCTTATTGAAAAGGATTTGCGTAACATGTCGGCAAAACCCGCGACGGGCGCAGTTCTTAGGGCTGAATACTTCTGATGACCGCGCTTCCTATCGCGTTCCAAACCAACACCAGCAAATATAACTACCTCGGAACCACGGCGCTTGTGAACGCCTATGCCGAACAGCAGGGCAATGATGCGAAGGGGCCGCTTGCGGTTCTGCCAGCTCACGGCTTAAGCGAATTGGTAGAGGTTTCAGACGCCGTATCGCGCGGCTTTATTTTTTGTGAGGATTTGGATTGTATCTATGCCGTTCATGGTATGAGTGCCTATAAAATCACAAGAAGCGCCGGGATTTACACTTCTACGCGCCTTGGAACACTTCCGGGAACTGACCGGGT